TAAAAGCATTCTTTAAAGGTGGAGAAGGATTTAAATATTTAACTCCAGAAATGTTAGCGGCACAAAAAGCTGGAAAGTTAGTAGAAGAAACATTTTATAGCGATGCTAAAGCAGCATCAGTATTACAACAAGCACTTAGAAACTTGCTTGACGAATTTTCGTTATTAGAAACAAAAGCTAAAGCTGGTGCAATGTCAGTTAATCCAGCAGTTTCAACAATGGCTGGTAATCTTGTTATGGCAGGCGGAAGAGTAGTAGATCCTTCACACCCATTAGTTGGACCAATGGGAACAAGGTCAAGTTCTCACATGGTTCCACGTTCTGGAATGACCGAATCACAAAGACTTCAGCAAACAATGTTTGGCATGGTTCCAGGCTCAGGCCCAGTAAATCAAAAGATTGGTCAAAACCCACAGATATATATGGAGCAAGATCTTCCAAATGTTCCTGGATTAACTAGAATAAACGGAGTATCAACAGGAATTGTTGCTGGGGAAGCCGCAAGGCACCACGCAATGATGGCAACATTAGCAATGCAATCTAAAGAAGAAATTGCTACTCTTAAGAAACAAATTGTTGCAACTGGAACAGTCAGCAAAGATTTAATGGTTCAATTTGATGGAATGCTTCCCGTAGTATCTCAACTTACTACTAGTGCAGCACAGCAGTCTGCAGCGATTGTTTCACAGTTGCGAGCAGGAACAATTAATATAGAGCAGGCAAAAGCCAGAATTATACAGTTAAACTTAGATATAGAAAGAATGATGGTACAAGCAACACAAGCTCAAGCAGCTTCAATGGGAAGAACAATTAACCCAACAATGATTCCTACATTAAATCAACCAGTAGTTGACCCTACTGGTAAGTCTAATATGAGAGAACTATTTAAAAAGGGCAGCACCAAAAACTTTATTAATAAAGTAGCAGGGGCACTTGGAGTAAGAACTTCAGGAGCAGGATACAATATTGAAACAACCAAGCCTAGAAGATTAGCAATGGGTGAAGTAGGAGTTCAAAAATATGCTGCAGGCTACACATCAATTGCGGCGGCAATAAAAGCCGCTAAAATGTTAAGGGCTTTTAGAACTCAATCTACAAAAATTGGTGGAGTAAGAATTCCTTCAACCAGATCTCCAAGGGCGGGCGCAGAAGATGGTGCTGGAATCAGTTACGGAGAACTATATAAAAGAAAATCAAAAGTTTATGATGACCCTGAATTCCAAGCATATGGTATTACACCAACTAAAAAAATTGCTGGTCAAGATAATGAATATTTAGTTCACGGCATGGTGCCAGGGTTTATTCAAAGAACCCAAGGCCTTTCATCAAAAGGATCTTCGGGTGTAGTAGACAGGTCTCAATATTCAGATTACAACCTACAGTTATCAAAAAAGGTAGCTGGAAGAGATTCTTTACAGCTTCTTCCAACACAGTTTATTAAAAATAGAAAAGGTTTTAATGAAGGATTAAGAGACGGCAATGCTTTCCCTGTTGATTTTAGACCAGTTCAGGGTGAGGATATGGTCAGCCTTCTGCTATTTTTAAAGTCTCAAGGGATTCCTCCAGTATATGCAAAGCGTATGGCTGATAACGCAGCAAGAGTATTAAATCATAAAATTGCAAATCACAAAGGTCCTATAACAGAAAGTATATTTGGTAAATATTTAAATAATGCTTCTGTTAGAGCAATTCAAAGTGGTGCCAAGCCTCAAATGGTTAGAAAAACAAACCCACTTGGCTCAGATGCACACTCAAGAAACATGGGTCTGTTTCAGATTGACCTAAAAGAAAATACTGCTATGGGAGTTCCTGGTTTTGAAGATGGAATTACAAAGCTTCCAGGATACGGCGGAGGAGATTCTATTCCAGCTTTGCTAGAGCCAGGAGAGTCTGTTGTTACAAAAACTGCTACTAGCGGCAATGAAGGAACTTTAGCTTTAATGAATAAAGGTTATCCTGTAGACTCAATACTAGGATTTAAAAAGGGAGTAGTTGGAGCATTCGCTTCAGAATTCCAAAATGCTAGAAATAAACAATCTGGCGGTGGCGGCATGAGTGCTATGGGTCAAACAGGAATGTTTATGGGCGGTATGGGATTAAGCATGGCTGGAAATTCTGTGGGAGGAACAGCGGGAACTATAATGAGTTCTGCTGGTATGGCTATGCAATTTTTACCAATGTTAAGTGGACTTAAAGGTCTTATGGGAGGCCTGACAAAAGCATCTGCTCTATTAAAAACACTTGGCTCAATTTCAGGAACAGTATTTAGAATTGCTGGAACAGCTGTTAAATTCTTTACTGGACCAGTAGGATTAGCTGTAGTAGGAGTAACCGCATTAGTTTCAGTATTTAAAATGTGGAGAAAGAATGTTGAAGAAAATAAGCGTGAGCAGACCAGCATGTTTGGGGTTACAGAAAAAAGTGCTAAAGAGCTAGGCATAACCTATGTTTCATTAACAGATAAATTAAAAAATTTACGTGAAGAGCAAAAGTTAGCGGCAGACAAAGCAAAGGCTTACTTTGAATCCTATACATCATCTGGAACAAGGGGACTTACTTTAACAATTCAACAACTTAAAGAATTAAAAGAGCGTGTAAAGTCAGACATGCCTGAAACTTTATCAATATTAAACAATATAGATTCAACTAAAATTAACGACTGGGCTGCAAATTTAAAAGCTCAAATGGTATCTAGCGGTAAAAGTGTAGAAGATGCAACTAATCTAATATATGCTTTAATTGAATCTTCTAATAAAGCTGGTCAGGGAGTTGGAGCAATATCATCTAAGATGTTTAGCGGCATAACAGACCAAGCATCTTCTTCTACATTTATATTAAAAAATCTGGCTCAAAACATAAAGGATGTTTCTCAACTATCTGCGTCGGCCTTTGCTTCAAACATAGAAACAGCAATATCTTCAATAGACTCAGCAGTAAAATCTTTAGTTGGAACATCAGATGCATCTGGTAAAGTATTAAATGAACAGCAAGCTATTGCCATCCAGTTTGAAAGAATGGCTGAAGCTGGAGTAAAAAACAATGAAATTGGAAAAGATGCTCTTAAAACAATAAAGTCTCAAAGACCAGAGCTTGCAGGAATTTTAAATCAATCAGATACTATAGGCGGAATGTATGCAAAATGGAGACTGTATTTGCAAGGAGTATCTACGGATTTGTCTAGAATCTCTTCAGCACAAGCAGAGGCTCTTGCAACATTTAGCTATGCATTAGATGCTGCAGGAACCGAAGCTTTGGTATTTAACGGATCAGTTATTGGTTTAGGAAATGCTGCCAAACTATTAGATACCCTTAAAGGTCAATATGATGCTGCATCTAAAAAATCTAATACAGATAAAATAGATTCGGCTGGACTATCTAAGAAACAAATTAAAGCAATTCAAGATGAGATCAAGGCTATTAAAGAACGTGCCGATGCTAAGAAACGTGCATTGAGAGAGACCTTTGATAAAGAAAATGCTGAATTAGAACTACAACAAGCAAAACTAGATTTACAAATGGCAGTTGCCCGTGGGGACAATGAGGCTACAGCAGCAGCACAAATTAGAATTCAACAAATACAAAAAGAGTCTAGCTTAAAATCAGCTGAAGCAAGAATTGATGAAAGTGCTAGAAAAGCAGAAGCAAAACAGCAAGCTTTGCTAGACAAAGATCAAGAGTATAAATCTGCTTTACAAGAAGGCGCAGCCTCCCAAGGTAAAAAAGCAGAGAATCTTGGTGCCACAATTAAAACCATTACCGACTTAGGAAACGAATTAACAAGAGTAGCAAAGATGCGAGCTTTTACAGATCCATCAAAAGCTACTCAGGCTCAAAAAGATGCTTTTAACGTTGATTTTTCAAACGTTTTAAATGATATTGCAGTTGCTGCTAAGTCTAATCCTGAAGTGCTTAAGGCATATGGTCAATACTTAACAAAAGACGCTAAAGGCAATTTTTCAAAAGATAAAGATGGAAAATATATTCCTCTTCCAATCAATGAAAGTTCTGGGGCTAGAATACCATTAAAAACTGGTCTGGGTGTCTTGCCAAAAGGAGCAGCTTTATCTGAATTAGAAACCTTGTCTGGAAGTATGAAAAGCTTTGCAGGAGAAATTGTCGGAGAAGAAGGACACACTCTTTCCGATATTTATAATATCTTAGCTAACGGAGCTCCGAAACCAGGCGACAAAATGAATACACTAAAGTCAACAACTGTAAGTTCTGGAAGATACGCAACAACCATTACAACTGTTTCTGCCAAAGAATTAGTTGAACGTGGAATATCTTACGCAAAAGGAACAGTTTTTCAATCAGGAAAAGATAGCTATGAAGTTACATCTGATTCTCCAGATAGATCAGGAACTGTAAATATAAAAAGAAAAGCAATGGGAGGATACATTAAGCGGGCAGTAACTGGAATTACTGGAATGACTTCTTCTCAGCCGTACCTAGTGGGAGAGCGTGGACCAGAGTTATTTGTGCCTGCTTCTGGAGGACAAATTATTCCAAATAGCATACTAGGTCCAAGTTATAATATTTCTAGCGGAAGTAGTAATTCTGTCCCAGGCGGAGTAAGTAGTTCATATAATAATAATATTTATAATATTGATATAGAATTAAACGGGACAAACATTACAGTAGATGATATAATGAAACAGTTCAAGTCTGAATTGGCACTAATTGGTGCTAAAGAAGGAAGAGTTAGAACTTTGGGAGGTAATTACTAATGGCTGTTGTATTTTTACCTAGAGGCTCTATTCTTTATATTGAGGCTAAAGACTTATTGGCTAGCCCCGCTGGAACCGTCAAGATTTGGAATAAAGTTACAGAGCACAATAGAAGTGCCCTAGAACTAGGAACAGAAAGAATTGAAAAAATAGTTAGAACTTCAAACGGTACCCTAAGAAAAAACCATATTGCAGATAAAAGACAATTTCAATTATCTTGGGAAATGTTGCCTGCATACAGAACCCTTACAGTAGACGGTGGGTGGGGAGCAGAAGACCTTCGAACATTCTATTTTGGAGACGAAGGCAAACAAAGCTTTAATATAAGAGTCAACCTAGCTAAAACGGGCTCAGATCAATCCTCAGCAGGTTATGAGTCATATACAGTTATTATCTCATCCTGTAATTTTACAGTTGTTAAGAGAGGCTTACAGCCCCATTTTAACGTATCCCTGACCTTAGATGAGGTCTAATGATTACATTAACGCAAACTGCTAAAGACGCTATTGAGCAAAATACCTCTGTTACCTACGGTACACAATTAATATTTGAATATAATATGAACTCCCTCGTGGATAATGTTACCGTATCTGGAGCGGATATATCAAAGACAGATTCATCTGGAGCCACTTATACCCCATTTAAAAAACTATTCCCAGTAGATTCAATTATTAAACCATTTAGACCACAGGGGGCGGGAGTAAAATATGCCATCTCTGGAGATGTTGATTCAGGATATAAGAAGCCAGGAGCATTAACATATACCCCAAACTTTAGAATATATTACCCTGGAGTAGATACTACATATAAATACTATGTCTCTAATATTAATACTGGATTAGATGTAACTATAAGTTATCCTAAAACTATTATAACTAATAAGATAGTAGCAAGATTTGAATTATCTCATTCAACTCCAGCGACATGGAGTATATTTGGAAATGGATCAGTTCTTGCATCTGGCACTAATGCAGATATTGTCCCATTTACTACAAATGGAGTTAAGAATTATAATGCTGGCACAGTAACTATATATTACAATGGAACTTCTTGGGTAAAGACAGAGCCTTCTACTATATCCGCCCCAATTAATTTAACAAGCGTTAAGATTACAACTGGAGCGGTGGCTTCAAAATACACAGGACTTATTGAACTATCTCCTAAGTGGGTAGTAGATGCTACAGAACATTTAGTGTCATTTGATATAGCTAAAGAATCATCAACAAGCTCTGAAGATCTAATGCCAGTAGGCAAGATATCTGCAAACTCATTATCTTTATCTTTGATATCGTATGAAACGGTACGAAAGATTTTATCATTTGACAAGACACTTGCGTTTGATAACTCTAAGATATATTTGTATAAGCAGATGGAAATTAAGCCATACATTAAAGTTTATAACTCTGGAGGAGCACTATCTGATTCAAAGGGTACATACGATAACATACTTCAAGGAACCTTCTATGCAGACTCATGGTCTTTCTCAGAGTATGGAGATATATCACTAACTGCACTAGATGGAGCAAAGATACTACAGGAAACAATTGCCCCTAAGATTATGTGTGAAAATTTTTCTGCTTCTGGTATTATAAGAAGAATGCTAGATGCAATTGGATTTACTAATTACAATATTAATATAAAGTCTACAGACGCTTCTATTATTACACCGACATTTTGGTGGACAGAGAATGATCAAACCGTCTGGGACTCTTTGCAAGAATTGTGCAGAGATACTCAAATGACAGCAGTATTTTCATCTAAAAATGTTTTAGAGTTTTATAGTAGAGATTATATATTTGATGCTGCACGAACATCTAATTGGGATTTTAGAAGTGAAACATCTGGATCTAACCTATCAAACATACTATCTTTTGAAAAAAACGATTTAGCATCAGCCAACCAAATAAAAGTATTCTGGAATAGCGTACTAACATCTAATCTAATCCAAAGCGCCCAGGCTCCTTGGGAATCAGACACTTATTTCCTGTCAGCGTTTTCTTTAAATCAATCAGTAGCTTCAAATCAGGCAGCAGGAACATATTTAATCTTAAGCCCTTCTGTAATTAATGAAGAAGAACTAGGAACCACAGCTTACAACTACACAGGCTACCTAGCAATTGATTCTGAAATTATTGAGTATGACGCAGTGCAATTTGAATACGAAGACTCTAACGGAACAAAACAGTTTGTGGATTTAATAAGCAAAACAGATAATAATAAATATATAGGTTTGGCTAAACAGGGAACCTTTAAGCCTAGCGGAAAATACAGAATTAAAACCAGAGGAGCTTTTAGTACAACAATTGAAGCTCACAATGCAACAGCTCAAGACATAGTAAATTCTTGGAGTGGATATGAGGTGGTTTGGACATGACCAGTAATTTTCAATACTACATGTTTGGCGAAGTTTATACTACACCAACTGCTGCTACACCTGCTAATTTAAAAATTCCGTACATTGTAGTTCAAACAACTTCTCCAACCAGGGCAGTCATAACACTTGGAACCCCTTTATCTACTCCAGGAAGTTATGCGGGGGATGTGGGAAGCAATGGAACTTTTAGTAATCCAGATTTTACTTTTACAACAACAAGTGGTACTTACGTAAGAGAAAATTTGACACCAGGAGCAAAATATAACTTACGTGCCAGAGCACATTCGGGAGCTGGGGCAACTGGTACATATGGAGAATATATTTATGAATCTTTTACAATGCCTAAAGCGGCAAGTGTTGGAGGAATAACTGCTTCAACTACTTCAACTACAACACCAACAACAAACACAAGCACAGGCGGATCTTTAGACGCAATGGACGAAGCACGTCTTGCTCAAGTACTTGCCGCAGAAAAAGCAGCAGCATTGGCTAACTCAGCAGGAAGCATTGATTTAGGAGCCTCTACAGACGCAGTTGTTTTGTCTGCCGCAGCTACTGGATCTTCTTATGCAGCTTACGGCAATAGAGAAGTTCAAAGATCATATTTTAAAGTTAATAATAAGTATAAAGATAGAAGTAAGTATGCGCTAGAAATAAAAAATACTAACATATCCACATCCTATAAGAAGTACTCATTTGGAGCAGGTATATTGTTTACAAGTTCTTTAGATACTCCAATGTCTGGTGGGGGCATAGGGTTTTTTACAGATGATGTAGGGTCAAACGGATACTTTGTTGAACTACAAACTGACGCCTCTAATAAAGATTTAAAAGACAAATCTCTTAAAATATACAAAGTTGTAGCAAACAAAAGATTATATTTACAAGACTCTCAAGATACTGATTCTGGAAGGCTATATGGAGGAGTACTATCTTCAACTCTGTATAAATTAGATATAGATGTTGTAATAACAGATGTTGCTACAATAATTACTGTATATGTTAATAACTTTAAAGTTAGTGCAGTAGATACAAATACTGCTGGCAGCGTGAGCCCTTTATTAAAATCAATTTCTCCAACAGCCAACATAGCGCTATTTTCTGTCTTAGAAAAAGTAAATTTTGATTATGTTTATGCAAATCCAGTAAGTGCTACTCAAGTTACAGACGCAGCTTCAAGAGGTTTATATAGCGGACAATACGCTGACTCTACCCTAGATTTCACATTTGGAGAAAAGATTGCACAAAATTTTAATTCTCCTACAGGAAAAGTTGCCTACCTAGAAGAATTTGGAACTGTTGCTCGTGAAATAAGATACGTAAAGGCAAACTTTAATCAGCCTGCCGCCATCCCTCTTTACGCTAGTACGGGAACTAATAAGTTTGCAACTGTCCTGGGATCTAAATTTTCTAATCATTCTGCTGAAATTTTTGTTATTAACAACGCATCCTCATTTATTCCATTGCAGGCCGCAGAAAATAAATTCTTTGTTCTTGGAAATTATGTTGACATAACCGCTCAGCATGAATATACTGAGACTACCACAAGTGACTACACTACATTAGAGCCAGCCACTTTTCAGTCCACATGGATACAGTCAGAGGCGGACGCCAAGTCTTTATTTAATTGGATTAAATTACAATGGTCAAAGCAACAGCAATCTATTAATATGGAAATTTTTGGAAACCCAGTAATTGAGGTAGGGGATATAATTACAGTAAATTACCCAAAAAATGATTTGAACGGAACCCAAAAGTTCTTAGTAACAAATGTAAATTCTAATTTTGACGGGGGGCTAAGTACCAGTATAACGGCTAGATCTATTTATAGTCAGTAAATGGTATAATAAAAATATGGCTAAAAACAACCCTAGAATATCTAGAACTGGAGTCACCAGTGGAGGCAGGTTTGCCCTTTACAGCAACTCTCCAGAGGTAAATGATTTTGATCCAGCCTTAGTTAGAATTATTAGAGGAAACTCTTTATCTTCATTATATCTATCTAGCGGAGAAGTTCAATCAGATGATATTTCAGATGGAGATGCTTTTTTAGTAGAAGGATCGGAATCGTCTGAGGCTTCTGCTAAGGCGGGAGAATCTTCTGGTACAAATTTAAGGGTAGGAGTTCCATCATTAAGCGATATATCAATAGTATCAAATACGGTTGTTTATGATGCGGCGGGGCAACCAAGCGTTACATTAGTATTTAAAGTAAAAAATTCAAGTGGAGAGACTCTAAAAGGAATGAATGCGAAGGTAGAACTTATATGATAACAAGATTTGGAAAAAGATTTTTAACTAACTATTTAGCTGGCAATGCCGACTTTGGGCAGAAAGAGCTAGCCTTTGGCATAGGAAGCACTGCGGCAAGCGCAGACAACACAAGACTAAATTTTGAATTTTATAGAGTGCCAGTAACTATTGGAAGCATTGATATTACAAATACTGGCACAGAGCAGTCACCAGTATATGTATACAAGGCAGTTTATCAAGCAACAATACCACAGGATGTTGCAGGAGTAATTTCTGAAATAGCTTTGTACCCAGCATCTAGAACTTCTAGAAATAACTTTGATAGTAATTTTATTACTCAGTTTGACAATAATTTATTGTGGACAGACTCTGATGGATTTAATCCTTTGCTGCAGTTAAACACATCACAATTAGTTTCTAAAATTGGAGAGAACATGGTTTATGTTCAAACTCCATTATCAACAGTTAAAGAATATACAACACCGCTAGGCAGTTTAGATCTTTCTGGATATAGCGTAAATGACAGCATTGCTATTGCATATAAAAAGGCAGATAACAATGTTTCTAAGATTAGACTTAAATTTTACAGTTCTCCAACACAGTATTGTTTTGTTGATTTTACTCCAGAAGCTATAGGAGCAACTCCAGATAAAATACAGTCTACAACATTAAATAATTTATTCTCAAACACTTCCGCAACTGCACCAGATTTTAAAAATATAATTAAACTAGGAGTTGAGGTTACAGCAAACTCAAGTGGAACAACGACAGTTTATTTTGACGGGATCAGAATTAATGACGAAGATACATTTGACGCCAACTACGGAATGATAAGTAGGTCTGTACTAACTGGAGGAAACATAGTAACAAAGACTTCTGGTAGACAGGTAGATATAGAATATAAGTTGCAGTTAGGGTTCTAATGTCTAATCCAGCAGATTTAAATATAACCCCTCAACCAGACACGGATAAAAACTTTTTTAATTTTAAGGCTGTTGGCTTAAAAATAAATGAAACATATGCTATTAAATTTCAATGGATATATGACAATGACGCTAAAAGCGATTGGTCTCCAGGATTTTTTATTACAACCTCAAATGAGACAGCCCCAGCAGTTCCATCTTCAGCAAGCGTACCATCAACATCAACTGGAAGTATCCCAGTAACCCTTTCTGCATTCCCAACAAATGCTAAAAGAGTAGATGTGGTTATAACTAATGGAATATTTGGAACAGCTACAGTAGCACACTCATTTACGACAGTAGGAACAATAACAATTGCGGCACCAGCGGGATCTTATGTTGTTCAATTAAGATCTATATCTCCTACAGGAGTTACAAGTAGTGTTGGAACTACTTTTACAATAACAGTTGCAGATGTTGGCGAAACAATACAGTCCCCAACAAATCCAAACGGATTTACTTCAAAACGTATCCTAGCTGGAATAGAAGTCTCTTGGGCTGGAACATATGCATCTTCAACATTTACTGGATTTGAAGCAATTAATATATATGCAGGTAATTCTGCCACAGCAACAAATGGAACATATGAACAGGTTGGCGTTTTAACTGGCAACAATGTTAAAAACACAATTGTTGTTCCTTTAGGAACATATGTGTCATATGGACAAGCGGTTTACATTCATGCTGCGGCAGTTAATAAAAACGGTACAGTTGGAACAATACAAGCAAATGTAACAAATCAAACGCTAGGCCCAGGCAAAGCTGGTATAACTGATATCTCAGCTGGTACAATATCAGTAAATAATCTTGAATCTGGAGATATAAGCGCAACATCATTTATACGTGCTGGAACATCATCTAGTGCTAGAATAGAATTATCTAGCTCTACAGTAGGATCTGTCCTATCAGGATTTCATATTTATAACTCTGCAGGAGCAGCAATATTAAGTGCTCCTTTAACTGGTGGCCTTTCTATAACTGGCTCTCTTGCAGCAACATCAATATCAACTTCTTCTGGAAAGTTTGCAGTTAACTCAGGCGGGGTATTAACGGCAAGTGATGTAGATTTAACTGGAAAGATTACTGCATCATCTGGATCAATTGGTAATTGGCAAATTAATTCTGGAGTTCTTAAAAGCTCAGTTGATGCCTATCCAAGCATACTGCTTGATCCAATATCAGCGAATCCTCAAATTATATTAAGAGCAACCGCAGGAGCATCAGACTCTGGTAATTTTATTAAGCTAGATCCTTCTGTAGGAATTAAAGTTGGTAGCACAGCCCTTGCAAAGTTTACAGTTGACATGAGTGGTAACATGTCTGCTACAGATGCAGTTTTTACTAATGGTCAATTTAATGGCAATATTACATCATCTGCAATAATTACTGGCGGAACAATTAGAACAAGATCTTCAGGAAAAAGAATAGAAATTTCAGGGGCAAATGACGCTTTATATTTTTATTCTGGAAGCGGTAACGAAACATCTCCAGGAGAGATAAGTAATCTTTTAACTACAATTAGCAGCTACGTAATAAGTTCAGTATCAATTTATTCTCAATTATTATCTGGCAATAGTGGACAAGGCGGAATCTCTGCATATGCTGCTTCTGGAAATGATTATGGAGTAATACTAAATGGCAAAGATAATTTTGTAAATACTGGAACTTTTAGAATAGCTGAAAACTATAGCGGTATTACTGGATCTAGCACAGGCGGATATGTTAGAAATGTTTACATTAGACCAACTAGTGACGGTGCTCCAGCTGGAGGTACAGGAATAAATGGCGACCTATGGATACAATATTAGGGTGACCAATGGCAATTAAAGTAAAAGCCTCGACCTGGAAAAATATAACTGGAGCTTATGTTAAAAGAACTACTTGGAGTCCAGTAAAACAAATATATGTAAAGGTTGTTAACACATGGAAATCTGTTTTTTTGTCAGACCCCCCAGTTATTGTATCAAAGCCTAGTTTTCGTTTGTTGTCTTATAGTGGTGCTGCAGCCACAAGTCCTCAATTTTTAGATCAAAGCTTGTATGGTAAAGACGGATCATATACTAACTATACAGGAATTACAGGTAGAAAAATAACATATTCAGACACATCCGACGGTTTAGTTAGAAATACAATTATATCTGGTGACTTATTTACTACTGGTGCTGGCATAACAACATCTGATAGACTAACCGTAGATGGTAAATATTTATTTTACGAATTAACTGTATCAAATGGCACCGACGTGCTAGACTCTATAGAAGCAGTTTCGGATCCCATGCTTATGATTAAAAAACAACCTGCCTTGGGTTCATTTACTACAGCATTAACTGGCCAGTCTTCTCCAAACTCTGTTTTAACATTTAACTACAGCCTTGAAAATTATTATTATAATAAAATAGTTCCTGCCACTTCTAAAATTAGGTGGTGGAGGTCATCAAACACAACTGCATCAGGAGTGATTGTAAAAGAAGAAACAATATCAGCAACAACAACTTCTTCCGATAGCAGTAGTTTAATTGGAACTAGCACATATACCGTAGCCGCTAGCAGTGACAATAACTCATACATTGTAGTAGAAATAATTGGAGTTAGTTCATGGACAACAAACAATGGGTATGGAGGATCTTTTCCAGATTATCAAATAGCATCCTACAGCTCAGGAGTTATACAGGCTCCGTATCAATTTTCTTTTGGCAATACTTTATATGTTGGTTCTAATGGATATATTGGATTACAAAATGGAGGAAACGCTGCTGGCTTATCAGGAAGCGGAAGAAATATTAATATATGGAATGAAGATCTAGTTCAATACAGGCTTCAAGAATACTCTGATAGCAGTAATTATCATTTATATTTTAGGTCATATAGGTATCAGAACCCTCTTGTACAGTCTGCAATTAATGCACTAGACTATCAAATTAAATTTTATACAGCACAGCCTTATTGTGATGTTTATTTATTTAGAAAAGGATCATCAGTTCCTACTTATCTAGATAGTCCAGGGTATTATAAAAATTTTGTTGACGATCTTACCTCTGGAAATACTGCTGGAGTTAGTGGACCATTTTTTTGGGGTGCAGGAGCCGTAATGAGAATATATTTTAATGAAGTAACTCCAGCTACAACTACTGGAATAAGTTGGACTTCAATATCGGACACCCTGTGGAAAGATATTACAACTTCTAATATAGATGATAGCTTTACTACTGTTGTTACATCTGCAAATCAGCAAGCTCCAGGCCCAACTACTCCTACAGCATTATCTGCAACAAACAATAGCGGTGCTATTAGATTAACCTTTAGCGGAGGATCTGGAGATCAATATGACATATATTATAATAATAGTGGTACAAGGCCTACAGACGGACAGGCATTTACAGATTACCCAAATGTAACATCCCCATATGACCCACCACTTACAAGTACAGGCATTACAAGATGGTTTTGGGTAAGAAAATCAACTGGTTCTACTAGATCTAACTGGTACCCTTCTGATTCATCTGTATCAATCAGGCTCCCGTTATTTGCACCACCAACACCAGTAATAACAAATTCTGCACAATCATCAACAAGCTTAAGCTGGCATTGGACTCAACCAACCCCATCAGAATCTCAAGATGAACCAACGTCCTGGGATTATAATATTTCTACTTCTACAACAACTCCTAGCAGCTGGACAAATATAACAACTAGACCTACATCTGGATCCCCTCTTGTTACAGGCAATTTAATCGCAAGCACAACTTATTATTTACATGTTAGAGCAAAGAATGCTGATAACTCTACAACAACATATCAGTCTGGCACAACCAGTGCAACACCAGTTGCATCTCCTAGTGCACCAACTGGACTAAGTGTTAGTAGAACCGTTGGATCTGATTTTTTAAGTACTGCTTTAAATCCTTCTGCATCTGGATATAGCACAAAAGTACAAACCTGGTCATTTGGACGCAATACAACTTTTACAATTAACTTTACTAGAGGCGCTAATGCTACTAGTAGTGAAATGTATTATAGTACCTCAAGCTCAACTCCATCAGCATCTACTAGTCAAAATGGAGGAACAAACGCAAATGCCTCTGGAAGTTTTCCTTATGTTGGCGCCGCAAGTACTACAAGTGGTAACGACTACGCTGTTTATTTTTGGGTAAGATCCACTACTGCAACAGAGAACAGTGCTTGGACATATGCTGGAACTCAAAACGTAGACACTCCCGCATACACTGCTTTCTCAATTGTTTTGTACAGAACTAGCGTAGGCAATGCAAATTCTACAACAGCTACTCCTTCAAGAAATGATTTAACTAATACATGGACTTCAGTAAATACTAGCTTTTCTCATCAGGCTCAAGTAAGATTAACTTTTGATGGCATAGCAAGAACGGCAAACAGCTAATGACAAACGAAGAAAAAATACTTATTGTATACAATAAAATTACTGAAATAGACAATCAAATTGTTTCTATGAACTACGAAAACAAAAATGAAGAGGATTCCCTATTGTTTATGGACCTAGTTTTTGGCAAAAAAGCCATGCTAGATATCCTTAAAGAATTAGGGGTATTAGTAGACTAGACAGATACCCTATTTATTGCTATAATATGAAAGGAGGACAAAATGACAACATTAACAAATGCAGATAAAGCTCAAGTAATAAATTCAAGACTTAAAAATCTTTTATACGCAAAGTATAATTTAGATGTAGACAAAATTGTTGAAAATGCAAAATCTACGCCAACTGAATCAGTAATTGAAAAATATAATGATTCAATTTCTGAAATTAATTTACAAATTTCTGCTCTAACAGCAGAACTTGCTAAGTACCCAGTAGAAGAGGCATAAATTGGCAGAAAAAGCAGAACTAATTATTACCGCCCTACAACAGCGTATAGGAGAGATTGTATCAAATTATGAGACTCAGATTGCAATACTTAGGGCAGAAATTACAAAGCTTATGGAAGAAAAAGAGGCTAAGGTTGAGGCTGTTAAAGAATTCGAAACCCAGCTTAACGATATCACAGCCAACTAATTTTCCTTCTGGTATTGCTGTTAAAACAGATAAAGATACCTATTGGATTAAAGATGGCAAAAGATATAGATTGATTTCTAATAGGGCCGCTCATTCTTGGTGCTTTACTACGGTATTAGCAACAGAGGCGGCATTAACTGGAATTAAGTTGGTAGGCAAATTAGGATTTAGAGACGGATCCTTGATAAAAAACCTAGCAGATGGTAGAATGTATTTAGTATCACAGAACAAGCTAAGACATATAGTAGACCCAGATTCGTTTGATCGATATGGTTTAGATAGGTCTAAAGTAGTTGAAGTCTCTGATAAAGAAATTTCAGCACATGATTTAGGAGAAAACTTATAATGCCATTTGTAGACGGAGAGCCAATTGATGCAGCCAAACTGGGTGCTTTAGAAACTCAATTAAATTTATTAAAATCATCTGTGCCTAAATTTGGTAATGGGGATATTGTTTTAAATACTAGTACAACAAATAATCAAATATCTACTGGCCCAGATATAGAGGCTGGTAACACAGAAGTATATGAATTAATTCCAGGAAGCCAAAATTTGAAAGAGTTCGCATTTAAAAAAACATTTACCAAAACCCCAGTAGTTGTAGTTTGCGGTAGATATGGTACAGGTGGAAAACAAACTCACGGTCAAGTCAACGTAGCAGCAGTCTCAACAACTGGATTTACAGTAAGCTGTCCACTAGGAACAACTGGAGTGAAGCACTCCTTGGGTGTAAATTACATAGCAATAGCCTATTGACAGCCTAGCAAGATATGCTACAATTTAGATAATATTAAAGCCACAACTCTGTGGCTCTTTTTTCACGCAGGGATATTAATGACAAACGATTTAAAATGGATGCTGTCATCTGATCAGCAATTTCCGTATCAAGACGACAACATGATTGCCCTATGGTTTAAGGTAATGAAGTGGTTTAAGCCAGACGTAGTTGATTACCTTGGAGATACAGACGATCAGGCTTGCTACAGTAAATATACTGAAGGTCGTTCAGCAGAATTCTTAAACCTGCATAAGACAGATAGCAAAGATTTAATTGTTCCTATGATGCGACACGAAGCAAAGGGTGCAAGAGATTTCTATGCAAAAACAAGAGAGATGCTTCCCAACGCACAATTATTTTCTGCTCTAGGTAATCACGACATTCGTATTTTTAATTATGTTGATGCCAAGCTTCCTGATTATATTAATGAAGTAACACCAGAAGCATTGTGGTCCTTAGACTCACTTGGATATGAATACATTTATTATGATGAGCTTCCTAAGCGCCGATTTGGAGATATCCACGTTCACCACGGCATGTCAATTGCAGCAACAGGATCAGCAAGAAAAGACATGGAAGACATGCAGATCTCATTAATTAGAGGACACTCCCATCGTATTGCATCTCACATGGTGACATATGAGTTAAGAAATAACGGGGAAGGTGAAACTTTGCGAGGCTATGAGATTGGCCATATGTGTGATGAGAAAGGCCCAGGTATGAAATATACCCAACATCATGATTGGCAAAAGGGTTTTGCCATTGCTCATATCGTAAATGATTATCCTCATATTCAAATGATACACGTTGCACCAGACTACTCATGCGTTGTAGATGGGAAATCCTTTTCTTTATGATGAAGTGCGAAAAGTGTTCGGGTAGAGTGTTTGTAGATAGAGTATTTTCTCAAAAACTACATACAGAATTGTTTTGCATCCTTTGCGGAAAGCGTTGGATGATTAATAAAGAAACGAATGCATTCGCTAAATGGCTAGAGAAAACAGACAGAGACTACGCAAAAAATTCGTCTATTTCTTCTTAAATGGTAAAGTACATAAAGTACTTAGACTATCAAGAGCTAAAGACGAAGTAATAGCGTGGTCTTATTTAGATAAAAAAAGAGTGATGTATTCTTATTCTCAAGTAGATAAGAACATGGAAAAGGCTTATACTATATTAGAAGCTAGTAAAATTTTAGGCAGGCACAGAGTAACAATAGAAGAATATATTTTGCAGGGCAAGATCAAGCAGCCTCAAAAGGTATATCCAATTAGTAATCCAGATAGTACTTGGTCTAAGTATATGCTTAGCGAATCGGACATTCTGGACATTCACCAATTTATTATAGATGCAGGTCATATTAGGGACCTGCCTTCAAGATCAGAATTGCAGGCTCTTCTCAAACACAATTTAATAATGTATACTAAGACAGAAGACGGAAAATTTGTACCTGTATGGAAGGCGGAGTAATGAATTCTTGTGAGGAATGCGGTAGGGATTTAGGTAAAAAGGCTAAGGTGTATCCAGTTATTATGGAGCCAGATGTTTTTGCTATTTGTGTTAAGTGTATTAATAAGTTTGAGTTTACTCCAATATGGAAGGCGGAATAATGTCAGAGACAAGAGTCAAGGTAGACTTGTCATTCACACGCAATCTAGGAAACTACGAAAGCATTAGAATAAACATAGGCATAGAAGATGATGTCCGTAGTGGAGAGAATGTAGATTCTGCTACAGAGAGAGTATATGCTTTTGTAGAAAATAAGTTGATAGAGAAAACTCGTGAAGTAGAGAAAGAGCTAACCAGTGGCAAATGAAAAACAGCCATATGTTTTAATTGGCCTATATGAAAACCTCTACCAAGAACGATACGGCAAGAAGCCTAGGGTAAATAAGTTTCGTGAGAAATGGGCTATGCAAGATGTAATTGATAGTGTGGGATTTGAACGTGCAAAAGAATTAGTTGTTTACTATTTTAAAACTAGTAAATCAGGACACCCACTAAATTTCTTTTTTTATAACTTTGACAAGATTGATTATTTAAAAGCAGAGATTGAAAAGGATATAACTAAACGTCGTATCCTAAGAGAAGAAACTAAGAGAATGGTTGAGGGCGAAGAGTGAACACAGAAGCAGAACTAATATCCGCAGTATGTAAGAATAAGGATATCAGCACACTACTTGCCGATAACGTAGATGATATATTTACTTCACATCGTGACATATGGGATTCATTAAAATCATACTACTATAAGTTTAAAGCTGTCCCAGAGGTAGGTATACTTGTAGAAAGATTTAAAGACTTTGATCCCGTTGCCACCAGCGGAGAGACTGGATACTACTTAGACAAATTAAAGAACGAGTATCTTGGAAGCAGACTTAAGTCTATTTTAATTCAATCAGGGTCTGCATTAAAAGAAGATACTGCAGCAAGGGTTCTATCAGAGATGCAGAGCAAGCTTGCAACATTAAATAAGTTTACAAATCACGTAAGAGATGTTGATGTTACAGATATAGAAGCAGCAGAGAATCACTTTCTTTCTGTTAAAGAACGCTCCGCTGCAATGGGCGGTAGTCCAGGAATATTAACTGGCTTTGATGCAATTGATAAAGCTTATCCAACTGGTATGGCTCCAGGACATTTAATTGTTGCTATTGGTTGGCCAGGAAAAGGTAAGACATGGTTTACATCGTACTTAGCGTGTAAAGCGTGGGAACAAGGGTTTAAGCCAATGATTGTTTCTCTTGAAATGTCTCCAGAGAATATGCGTGACCGTATTTATACAATGCTAGGATCAGGTCTGTTCCGTGCTAGTGATTTTTCTAGAGGAGACATTGACCTAGACACATTTAAGTCTTGGGGTAAAAAGAAATTTGAAGGCAAGAATTCTTTTGTTCTTGTGTCCAACGAGGGAACTTCAGAAGTAACTCCCGCAACTATTCAAGGTAAAATAGATCAACATAAGCCAGATTTAGTTATTCTAGATTACCACCAATTGTTTAATGATAACAAAAGAAGTAACTCCGAAGTAGAGCGTAATAGAAACATATCTCGTGAGTTTAAACTACTTGCTGTATCTAACAACATTCCCGTAATTGATATTACTGCTGCAACGGCAGATGATATATCTGATCAAGAGAATCCTCCTATGATGAGTCAGGTAGCATGGTCAAAAGCTATTGAATATGATGCTGATATGGCTATGGCTGTCCACAGATATCCAGGAACTAATATGATTGAAATTGTTTCTAGAAAAAATCGTCACGGACATGAGTTCGACTTCTATCTTGATTGGGATATTAATCGTGGTGTTATTACTCCGATATATGAGAACCTTCCAGATTTAAACAATGACTCATCGAAGAATTAAACGATTTCAAATTGACGTAGAGTTTGAAGACAACTCTCAGCTAATAAGTTTAAGACCACAGTACGAAAATTTATTAACTCAAGACATGAGGGGTAAAGGATACGTCAGGGTACTTGACGTAGACCCTGCTTTTTCGGTACAATTTACAGGTGAGACATGGAAGTTCTTAATGAGCATTCATGGTATCTATGTGGGAAGGAGGCGAGCATGGCAATTAGAGGGTATAACACAAGGGAAATTGATACCTCGAATTACACACCAGCACACATTAAGTCTGTAATAAAATCATTGGGCATTGAAGTAACTGGAGAAACATCTAATGATTATCTATGTTATTGCCCATTTCATTCCAATAGACACACATCTAGTTTTAGCGTAAGTCGTGAGAAGGGTGCATTTATTTGTTTTAATCCTGCATGCGGAGAAGCGGGAACCCTGCAAGAATTAGTAAAACGTGTTGCCAACAAAACAGAGTTTGAAGCAATGAGATATATTTCTGCCAAAGAGTCAGAAGTATTAGAAAACTTTGACGAACTGCTTGCTGAATCATTAGAAGAAAAACCAGTGTTTCAAGAATTTCCAATAGACACACTTAATAAACTACACGTAGATCTTATGTCTACAACAGAAGGTCAAGACTATTTTAAGTATAGATCTATCGAGCAAGATGCTGCGGTGTATTTTCAATTGGGGTATTCAAAGAATATGGATATGGTTACTGTTCCAGTTCATAGTCCAGACGGAACACCCATCGGCCTTGTAGGAAGATCAATTAAAGGTAAGTCATTTAAAAACAGCACCAATCTTCCTAAGAGCAAAACTTTATTTAATATTCACCGTGCTAAAAAAATTGGAGACCATGTAATAGTTGTAGAGTCTAGCTTTGATGCAATTCGTGTACATCAGGCTGGCTTCCCTAATGTAGTGGCTACTCTAGGAGGTTTCTTGTCTACAGAGCAACACAACCTATTAAATAGACATTTTAATAAAATAACAATTATGACCGACAACGATATGGCTGGCAGAGAGCTTGGCTATAGCATCTGCAACAAATTAAAATTCAAAGACCTCTTGTGGGCTTCGTTTGAATATGGTAAGATATACCCTCATGATGCAAAAGATGCTGGCGATATGACTGATGAAGAAATTAAAGCCTGTATTAAAAATTCTGTTTCCAATATGGAATACAGATCTTGGAACTCGTGATATAATAAAAAATACAGATGGATTTATACCATCAACTATAAAGGAGAATATACTATGAGTATAGTAAAAGGTCTAAAAGACCTTAACAAGGCACTAGACAAACCTACCTACAGTGGTGGGGACGAAAACAAAGGCCGTTGGCTAAAAATTGAAGACGGCGAAAGCGTAAAGATTAGATTCCTTCAGGAACTAGATCCAGATTCACCAAACTATAATGACAAGCTTGGATGCGGATTTATTGCATTAGAGCACACAAACCCAAAAGATTATCGACGCAAGGCTCTGGACACAATGGAGTCAGAAGGTCGTGACTGGGCAAACGAACAACATCGTAAAGATCCAAAAGCTGGATGGAAGGCACGAACACGCCTTTACATTAACGTATTAGTTGACGATGGCAAAGAAGAGCCATACGTTGCAATTCTTTCACAAGGTACTAGCGGTAAAACAATTACTCCTACCCTAATTGAATATGCTGGAGAGATGGGAAGTATCTCAAATCTTATGTGGCGAATTAAACGTAATGGCTCAAAGACCGACACAAGTTACACAATTATTCCATTAGCAAAAGACGAAACACCGTTTGATGCTTCTTCTTTGGAACTTCACGACCTAGAAAAATCTGCAGTGAGACACGTAACATATGCAGAACAAGAAGCCTTCTATATGGGTGAGTCTGTTAATTCAGATGAGCCTTCTGCTACAAGTAGCAGCGTAGACTGGTAAACAAAGTTAAAGGCGGAGAATTAATGTCATTCACACATCTTCATGTGCATTCATACTATTCATTAATGGATGGCCTTAATTCTCCTGCCGAACTTGTTAAAGCCGCAAAAGACGCTGGTCAAACAGCATTAGCTATTACAGATCACGGCACATTATCTTCACACAGAGAAATGCAGATAGCCTGCAAAGAGCAGGGCATAAAGCCGATACTTGGAGTAGAAGCGTACATATCACCAACAGATAGATTTGATCGCTCCTCTAAAACAGATAAGTCTATTCAAGCTTACAATCATATTATCCTACTTGCAAAAAATAAAAAGGGTCTTGAAAATATAAATACTTTACAAGAGTTGGCATGGAACGAAGGCTTTTATCATAAGCCACGTATTGACAAAGAGGTTCTAAATGATTATAGTGAAGGTATTATCGTTCTCAGCGGATGTCTTAATGGACTCATTAGTAAAGCTATCGATAAAGGTAACATGGAGGAAGCAGAACTTCTTCTCAAAGGTTTTAAAGAAACTTTCGGACAAGACTTTTACGTGGAAGTGCAATCACATAACCCTATGGAGATCAACTCCGCCCTTCTAGAATTAGCAGACAAACTTGAGATTAAAGCGGTGGCAACAGGAGATGCTCACTTTGCTAAAGAAGAAGACCGTATATTAGAAGAAGCTATGCTTATTTTATCTACATCTCCAAAGGCAGACAAAGAAGCAGACTTTGAAATGTCTCGCCAAATGCCAGATATGCTAGATAGATTCAACTACTTATATCCAGATAGAAAGATCTCATTTGTCGACTATAATCTATTTATCCAGACAAGGGCTGAAATTGAAGCAGACTTTAACAAATCTAATATAACTCGTACAGATATATATGAGAATACTATGGAGATAGCCTCTAAAATTCAAGAATACGACTTTAACAGGGGTTTAGACCTCCTGCCAGTACCTAAGACCAATGCCGACCAGAAACTGTCTGAGATGGCCTTTGAAGGCCTAGAAAGGCTACGCCTCAGAGAGAACTGGCTAGGCAATGACGTATATGACCAGAGGCTTATTGAAGAGTTAGAGATAATTAAATCCAAGAACTTTGCCTCATATTTCTTAGTTGTGGCAGATATGGTTAACTGGGCAAAAGAAAATAATATTCTGGTGGGTCCAGGCCGTGGTTCTGCTGCAGGTTCGCTGGTTTGCTATGCCCTTGGCATTACAGATGTAGACCCAATCGAATATGACTTGTTGTTTTTTAGATTTATTAATCCAGATCGTAACGACTTTCCAGATATTGACACAGACTTTGAAGACCGCCGCCGTAAAGAAGTTAAGGATTACCTTAAGAAGAAATTTAAATACGTTGCTTCTATTTCTACATATACTTATTTTAAAGATAAGGGAGTTATTAGAGATGCTGCTCGTGTATTTATGGTGCCACTTTCAGATGTTAATCGTGCAATGAAATCAATTGACACCTTTGAAGATTTTATAGACTCTCCTAACACAAAAGAATTTAGAATGAAATACCCAGAAGTAGTTTGGCTTGCAGACAGGCTACGTGGCAAGATTAGGTCTGTTGGAGTTCACGCTGCTGGAGTGGTTGTTGCAAAAGATGACCTTAGAAAATATGCGCCAGTTGAATCTAGGGCGGATGCAAACGACGATGTCTCTGGAAGAATTCCAGTAGTTGCATATGATATGGATACTGTTGCGGACATAGGACTTATTAAGCTCGATGCGCTTGGCCTAAAGACCTTATCTGTTATATCAGATACTTTAAAGTCAATTAAAGAACGTACTGGTAAAGACATTGTACTTTCTAGTCTTTCTTTAGATGATCCGTCTGTATATAAAACTCTTAGCGAAGGATATACTAAAGGAGTGTTTCAAGCAGAAGCAACTCCTTACACAAACCTTTTAATTAAAATGGGTGTAGACAAGTTCGAAGACCTAGCCGCATCTAACGCTTTAGTTCGGCCAGGAGCCATGAATACAGTAGGCGCATCGTATATTAAAAGAAAACAGGGACAAGAGGCCGTACAGTACGTACATCCAATCATGAAACCTTTTACAGAAAATACATATGGAGTTATTATTTATCAAGAACAAGTCATGCAGGCTTGCGTACACTTAGGTGGTATGACTTGGTCAGAAGCTGACAAGGTTCGTAAAATTATTGGAAAGAAGAAAGATGCAACAGAGTTCGATCAGTTCAAAGATAAATTTGTTCAGGGGGCTGAGAAGCATATTAGCAAAAAACAAGCCCAGCATTTATGGCATGATTTTGAAGCTCATGCTGGCTATTCTTTTAACCGTTCTCATGCTGTTGCTTATTCCATGCTTAGTTATTATACGGCTTGGCTTAAAACTTATTACCCACTTGAGTTTATGTTTTCAATTCTTAAAAACGAAAATGACAAGGATGTAAGAACAGAGTACTTGATTGAAGCTAAGCGATTAGGACTAAAAGTGTTGCTCCCACACATTAACGAATCTTCTGTATTTTTTTCTTTAAAAGACAATGCAATTAGATTTGGCCTCGCAGAAGTTAAATATATTTCAGATGGTATTGCAAATAAAATTATAGAAAAGAGACCTTATGTCGATTATTCCGACTTCATACAAAAAGCCTCTACGAAAGGTAGCGGCATTAACAGTAGGGCTGTATCTGCTCTTAATGCTATTGGCGGTGCTGCTTTTGAGGACAATCTCCGAAGCGGTAAAGAAAAGGAATCGTACTACGAATACCTAGGCATACCTACCTTTAATCTTGATCTGCCCCCACGAATTAAATCTCAAGCACGTCCTATCTCAGAGTTTGATGATTTAGGTGCTTTTGTAATGTTTGGAATGGTTAAATCAATTAAAAGAGGAACAGGCTGGGCAAGAGTAGAGATAGTAGATGAGACTGGTGCAATTGGCCTATTCCACAATGAACAAACTTCAATTGAAACTGGGCAAATGTATTTTATATTAGTTGGAGACAACAGAATAGCAAGATATGTAAAGGTTCAAGATATTAACCCTGAATCAAAGGATTCATTTGTAGAATTTCTATATAGGAAAGAATATGATTTAGATGAAAAAGAACATATTGTGGTTGACTTTACTCCTTATAAAACAAAAGCTGGCAAGATTATGTCTCACATAGTCTTGTCAGATAAAGATAAAAATTTAACAAGAGCTATTGTTTTCCCAAGTATGTACAAAATTTCCTTAGCAAAAATGCGTGAGGGAATGAAGTGTCAGGTAATATTGTCTACCTTAGACGACGGCACCCTGATGATCAAGGAGATAAAATGACACAAGATATCGAAGGTCTAGTAACTTCAATTAGCATTAATCAAGTTTTGGTAGCTGTTCTAGAAGAGTATGGTAAATTAACAGTTCCTACTTTAAGATTTTTAGACGCTGGATCTACAGAAAAAGAATTGGTAATTGATTATAATGAAGAAGACCCATCATTTACATTTAGTCTAAGAGAGACAAAACCTAATTTAAATGATACAATAGATGAAGAGAGAATAGAGCAATAATGAAAATTGTATTAGACGACATATTAGCAAAACTAGATCCTAAAACAAGAGCACGAGTTCAGTCTGCAGTAGATGTACATGTAGATAAACAACCAACTGCCAGCATAGGATTAAATCTTGCCCTTAAAGGCGGATTGGCGTATGGTAGACAAATATTAGTATGGGGAAACAAGTCTGCTGGAAAGTCATCTTTTTGTTTGCAGATGATTGCGCTAGCACAAAAAGAAGGCAAGACGTGTGCCTGGATTGACGCAGAACATTCTTATGATCCAGAGTGGGCAGAAAAGCTAGGGGTAAACTCTAAAGAATTAATTTATTCTGAAGCAAAAACAGTTAACGATATGGTAGATGTTGGAGTTAAGTTAATGGAAGCTGGCGTAGATATGATTGTAGTTGATTCTATATCTGCATTGTTGCCAGGAATTTATTTTGAAAAAGATGGAAATGAAATGAAAGATTTGCAAGACACTAAGCAAATAGGTGCTGAAGCAAAGGATATGACCCACGCAGTCAAAATGTTAAATTATGCAAACAAAGACACACTACTTGTTCTCATCTCACAGCAACGAAATCAGTTTGGATCTATGCATGCTAGTCACATTCCCACAGGTGGCATGGCAGTCAAGTTCTTTTCTTCCACAGTTGTTAAGCTCTGGTCTTCTGAAGCTGAGGCTAATGCTATTAAGGCTGGGATTAAAGTTGGCGACAAAATCATTGAGCAAAGAGTTGGGCGACCAGTTAATTGGATTATTGATTACAACAAAGTTGGTCCCCCAAATTTATCAGGACAGTACGACTTTTATTACCAAGGGGAAGTTCTTGGTATAGATGCTATCGGAGAGACCCTTGATGTTGCAGAAATGTGTGGCATTGTAGAAAAAGGTGGCGCTTGGTATACTGTAAATAAAGAAAGATTCCAGGGACGTGCAAAAGCAGTTCAGTACCTTCGTGAAAATCCAGAAGTAGTTAAAATTTTACAAGAGGAGATCCGTGCCAAATCTTAACGAGTTCTTTGAAAAAGAAAAAATAATGTCCCCTGAGCTTGAAAGGTTTGGTGGCAAAAAGCCTTGTGCTAAATGCGACAAAGATGCAGAAGAATATTTTTGGGAAGTAGCCACTTTAACAATGACATGGACTTGCCCAGATGGACACAAGAATACTTACAGGTTAAACTAATGTCAGAAAGATCTGAAGTTAAAAGAGATGGCGCAAAGGCTCAAAAGAATAGTGGGCGTGGAGATTACCAAAAAGGTGATGCTAAATGGAACAAGTTTTTAGTAGATTACAAAGAGGCTTCTGTTTCATTTACTTTAAATAAACCAGTCTGGTCTAAGATATGTACAGATACATTTAGGGTAAGCAGAGACATGCACCCAGCACTAAAGATTATTATAGGTAACGATTCCAAAGTCAGACTTGGAATTATTGAATGGGCAGTTTTAGAAGAACTGATCCAGTTTTGGGAGGACAATAACGATGGGGTCAAATAACAAAATACCGTTTAATCAAACAGTTATTAAAAATGGTAGAATTGTCAGGGTGAGAAAAGATGGTTCCGTAAAGGCTGATCTTGGCCCCTACAATAGAAAACAAACAAAGGCTAAATAATGGAAATGTTTTTTATTTGCGGTGTTGCAGTAGGATTTTTAATTGGTTACCCTATGGGTTTGTTTATAGATAAATTAGATAAGAGGATAAAAAATGGCGGAAGATAAAAATACATTAGAGCTAATAAGTTCAATAACAGAGTTTAACGATCTGCATGAGTATATGGGAGACGATCAATTAGATAGAGTCCTTGCAATTGTTGTGAAGTTGCTTATGAATCCAGATGTCCCTTCTGCCAAAGCACCTTATTTAATTATAGAACTACAGGCAATGTCTACTAAGTTTTCTATGATGGCCTCATACTATTCAACTATTGCTAAAGACAAAGCTGGCACGGAAAACAATAACAAGAAAAATATTTATTATTCAGCAAAAGAGTCCATAGACAAACTTGTAGATGCACTTAAGTATGTCGTTAGGTATAATTCATAATGGGTAGAGATATTGTAAAGAATCTTAAATTTAAAAAACATACGGGCAAGTTCTTTGACCCAGAAAAGTTTGCCTCTCTATTAGATGAGTCATATCGTAATACCAAACGTGCTGATGGAGAGATGACCAAGAAGTCATTTAGTCCTAGTTCTTTAGGATACGGACATGGTAATTGCCCTAGATATTGGTATATGGCTTTTAGCGGTGCAATGTTTATTGACGATAATGATGCTGTAGCAGTTGCTAACATGGCTCAAGGAACTCAGGCTCACGAAAGATTGCAAAAACTTATTGCAACTATGCCAGAGTTTAGAACAGAAGAAGAAGAGATTATTAATGAGTACCCTCCAGTTCGTGGATTCATTGACTTAATTATGGAATACGATGGTGAGAAAGTAATTGGTGAGATTAAGACGGCTAAGCAAGAAGTATGGGATGCCCGTCAGTCAGAAATGAAACCCACAGCCAATCACCTTCTTCAGCTATTGACGTATATGAAATTAAAAAATGCTAAAGAAGGATTCTTTTTATACGAAAATAAAAATACACAAGAGTTGATTGTTATTCCAATTTCTATGAATGAAAAAAATACTAAGATCATAGAAGATACTTTTACTTGGATGTGTGAGGTATGGGATAACTTTAAAGACGGAGATCTTCCTATGCGCCCAGCAGGATCTTCTAAGTCTAAACTTCCATGCACTTACTGCCCAGTTAAAAAAGAATGTTATTCTGGTTTAACGGGAACAGTACAAATAGAAATGCTAGAAGTGCCCAAGCTGTGATATGTTCTAATAAAGAATGCGCTATAGAATTTGAGCCTAAAACACATAATCAAAAATATCATAACGACGAATGTTGCAGAGTGGCAACAAATAGAAGAATTATGGAAAAGTATTATGAAAAAAAAGCAATTAGACAAGGCGCTGCTCGTGGGTGCAAAAGATGTGGGCATCAACTAAGTAGATATAATGAAACTTCTTTGTGCGCTTCTTGCCAAAAAAAGATAGATATGACTAAAAGATCTAACATATTGGAGAGGCTAAATGAAATTAGCTGACCTTATAAAGACTAAAGCCAACAGAGTTTTAGGGATAGACGCTTCTACAAACTCTATTGCGTTTTGCTTAATGGAAAATAATATACCTTTAAAGTGGGGTAAGGTCGATCTTGTTGGGGCAGACATCTACGAAAAAATATATGATGCTAAGGTTAAGATGCATGCGATGCTTGATGAATTAAAGAGCGATTACATTGCAGTAGAAGGCGCAATACTTGTTAGGTCTCCTGATGCTGTAATAAAATTATCTTATGTTTATGGGGTAGTTATTGCTGAGCTTATGTCAACTGGTTCTAGCGTAATTACAATAGCCCCAAGTTCTTGGCAGGCATACATAGGTAATAAGAATCCAACAAAGGATGAGAAGGCGGGAATAAGAGCAAAAAATCCAGGGTATGCAGACTCTTGGTATAAAACTCAACTACGTAATATGCGTAAACAAAGAACAGTAGATTATTTTAATAACAAGTATGGAATTAAGTTAGATGATTTTGATGTAGCAGATTCATTTGGAATTGCTCATTATGCTAATAAGGTATTAACTGAACGATGATGTGTGAGCATGTATATACAAATATAGGCCCTGGCCTATGCCCTAAATGTGGATTGGAATCAAATACGTTGGACTGGAAAAAACAAAATAAAATGATGAAGCAGTGGCATATAGATAACCCTAATGCAGAATATAGAGGGTGGTTTTCAATATGAAACTGTATCAAAGTCAAACATGGCTATACAGAAGGTACGTGGTACAAAAGAAAACAGTGACTGAAATTGCTGATGAATGCAAAGTTTCTGCTATGACTATACAGAGATCTCTAGACAAGTTTGGATTAATTAAAAAAAGATGAGTATACCAGTACTAATAGTTCCAGTATTAAATAGATACGATCTACTAGACTCCATGCTAGAATCAATTAATTATCCAGTTGACAATATATTGATTATAGATAATGGCGGAGAATTTAAAACACAGAAAGAAAATGTTAAAGTTCTTAACATGCCAGCAAATTTAGGACTGTCTGCTGCGTGGAACCTAGGCATAAAATGCTACCCTGATTCTAAATATTGGCTATTTGCTTCCGCAGACACTATTTGGGGAGAGACAGCCTTACAAGAAATAGATATTGTCAGCGGACCAAATAAACTAATACTTACAAATGATGCTTACGGATGCTTCTCTGTTGGTGAGAATGTAATAGAGCAGGTGGGTCTGTTCGATGAATACTTCTATCCTATCTACTTTGAGGACAATGATTTTCATGAAAGAGTTGCAAGATTCTGTCCTGAAAACACAATAACTTCAACATCAATACAGGCTGCACCAGAGTCTGGAAGTCAAACAATTAATAGTGATGATAAGCTTAAGAATAGAAACCATGAAACGTTTTTAAATAACCAAGAATATTATGAGTATAAAAGAAATGGCAACTTTGAAAATCCAAAGCCTTGGTCATTATCTAGAAGAAGGGAACAGGAATGGCTACGATAGGAGTATTGCCAGCTTCAGGTAAAGCATCTAGAATCGGAGGAATACCTAAGTTCTGCTTGCCTATATCAGACGAAAGATCATTACTTCAATGGCATGTAGAGCAAATGTTAGATGTATGTGATGAGGTTAGAATTTCTACACGATCAGAATGGGTTCCTATAATTCAAAATATGGACATGAATGTTAAAATAATGGTTCGTGAACCTTCAACTATGTCAGATGCAGTTAAGTATATGGTTGGAGATTACAATGATACCGTGCTTGTGGGAATGCCAGACACATTTATTTTAAATGCCCCAAGTAATGTCTACAAGCCTTTATTTAAAGAAGATACCGCTGATCTTGTTTTAGGAATTTGGGAATGCGGAGAAACACTAAAGGGCCGTGTCGGGCAAGTTTTAGTATCCCACGATAAAGTAATTGATTCAGAAGATAAGGTAGATAATTGTGATTATCCAGATATGTGGGGCACTATGCTATTTCGCAAGAATATGATAAGATACATAGATACAGCACTAGATCATCCAGGAAAACAATTAAAGGAATGGATATCTAGAGGTTCTAATATTAAGGCGGTAAGACCAGGCGGACAGTATATGGATATTGGAACGCTAAGAGGACTTAAACAATTGTATAAGGAGATGGAATGAAATTAAGACCAGTGTTTGAAGATGTATCAAATTTTAATTGTGATGATCTATATTTAAAATCAGTCGGTGCACCAGCTGGTAATAAGATTTGGTCAGCATGCCATGAAATTGCACACATGTTAATTGAAAAGAATATCTCATATGGAAACTCTGCTTTAGAGCCTGCAAGAATATTTTCAACGGCGGATTCAACAGAACAATTAAAGGTTCGTATTGATGATAAGCTAAATAGAGTAAAGAATAACCAAGGATACGCTGGAGATAATGATATTGATGATTTAATTGGATATTTAATACTATATAAAATAGCAAGATTAGGTTGATTTTTTAGTCGACTAGGAGTATACTCTAATATATGTCTGATATAGAATTAACCCATCATTTTGACCGCATGAATACTGTGGTTTCAGAATTGCTTAAAGGTAATAACCCCACCCAGATTGCCGCCATTACGGGCTTTAAGAGAGCCGAAGTAGTTGAGTTGGTAGACGAGTGGAAGAATGTTGCTCACAACGACACAGCGGCCCGTGACAGGGCTAAAGAGGCTATCTCTGGAGCAGACCGTCACTACGCAATGCTTATTAAAGAAGCGTGGAAGACCGTAGAAGATGCCGATACTCAAGGACAATTAAATGTTAAAGCCACGGCTTTAAAGCTTATTGCAGATATTGAAGGAAAAAGAATTGGCATGCTACAAGAAGTTGGACTCCTTGACAATGCAGAGTTAGCAACACAGATTGCAGATACAGAAAGAAAACAAGACATACTAGTAAAGATATTAAAAGAAGTTACGGCTACCTGCCCTAAATGTAAAATGGAGGTTGCAAAGCGCCTTTCTCAAATAACTGGAATAGTAGAGCCTGTTATTATTGATGCGGAGGTTACAAGTGGATCTTAATTTTGATGATCTAATTGACATACTAGATGGCGAAGAGTTTGATGAACGTCCAGTAGACTTAAGAACATTTGTTACAAGCCCAGACTATTTAGGTCTTCCAGAACTATCAGAGTATCAATATACTTTAATTGAAAAAAGTTCTCAGGTGTATAAAGAGTCAACCCTTATCAAGTTATTTGGTGAAGAAGAAGGCTCAAGAATGTTTAAACAAACTGCTAATGAAGTGGTTGCTCAATTAGGCAAAGGTTCTGGCAAAGATTACTGCTCTACAATATCAGTAGCCTATATAGTATATTTACTATTGTGCTTGAAGGATCCAGCAAATTATTATGGCAAGCCCCCAGGTGACTCAATTGATATTATCAATATTGCTATTAACGCACAGCAGGCCAACAATGTTTTCTTTAAAGGATTTAGAACTAGAGTAGACAAGTGCCCCTGGTTTGTTGGCAAATACAGCGAAAAAGCTTCGGAAATAAAGTTTAATAAAAACATTACAGTACACTCAGGTCACTCAGAACGAGAGGCTTGGGAAGGATACAACGTAATAGTAGTTATTCTAGACGAAATATCTGGCTTTAGCGTAGAGAATACAACTG